AACGCATCCTTTGCAGGTGCTGTCGCTTTACCTTGAAGTAGATTAGGCTCAGAGCCTTCAGCTGCTTCACGCTTAGACATCAGCCATTCGACTGCCATCTTTGCGTTATCTGTTCCGGTGTTCACCATCTGATTGTAGACGTTGAGTTCACCTTCATCCATGTTAGTCCTAGCCCAATCAGTCAGGTCTTTATAACCTTCCTGACCGCCAGCTACATCCATCACTGTATCTGCATCAGCTGTTTGTGCTGACTGCATACCCTTGATGTAAGTCTCCACCATTTCTTTGGGATATCCCATGGCTTCCAACTCAGTGTAGCTTTCGCTTGTTAATTCACCAGAGGATGCGAATTCATCTGAGAACTTGTCGAAGTTTGGTGCGTCACTTTTAGGTGCGTCTTCCGTAACTTCGTCTGCCTGTGGTTCATCTTTAGAACCCGACATTTTCTTTTCAAGTTCACCGTAAGACTTCGCTAAGTCTTCAGGGGTAGCAAACTTCTCAGGCAACCACTCAGGTCGATCTGACAAGTTATCCTGTTCTGCAACTGGTGCATTAGGGCTAGTCGGTTCTTCTGTGATTGTTATGCTTTCACCCATTATTAAAAGTCTTCCCTCTTAATAGTGAACTTTCCCCCTATAGCAGGGGTAGCAAGTGGTTTCTTTGCAGCTTTGGTTGGGGCTTCTTCCTTATCAGGAGTGTCCTTAACCTTGCTGTCTTTGGCTTTCAACATATGAATTTCCTAGTTGTTTAACGCCTTCTTGAATTGCAGATGGGCCAGCTTGCATTGCCATTTGTTGCATCTGTGCCTGTTGCATTTCTTGGGCGATTTGTTCTTCAGTCTTAATCAGACCCTCAGTGTCTATACCAAGGGCAGTTGCTCGACGCTTGATGTAATCTTGAAGATTTACATAACGCTGTAATACTTCTGCGCCCAGCGCCTGTGCCATTCCTTGTACGAACATATCCAACTTGCGTAGGTCATGACCTCGACCAAGGGCTTCCATCCCCGTAACGATTGTAGGTTTTACAATGTTCTCAGGTAACTTTGGTAGCTTCTTGTCTTTGGTCAGTACGTCCATCTTACGGTTGACATAAGGTAACTGGAATTCCTGAGACAGGATTGAGTAAATACCTGAAAGGGTATCCTCAAGTTCACCTGCTAGGTATCTGATTTCTTCAGCGGTAACTCTTTCGCCGTTACGTTGAACTGAAGACTGAAGCATGAATTGTTGGGAGAGTCGTTCTTCGATTCCTTGCATGGCTTGGTAGGCCACCCGAAAGTCATTGAACTTGTCCATTTGTAGGACTGAAACATCCTGTCTATTTCCTTCGATGATTGCAGTGTTGTCAGCTTGAGCAATAGTTCTCAGTCGTGTTGTCCCGTTAGGGTTAACCATGAATAGAACTTTAGCTGCAGCTGCCGCACCCTCAACAATAGCCTGTGATAAACCTTCAAGTGACCGTAAGTCACCTAAGAGTTCTTCAACAAATCCTCTGCCGTAATCCTCACCGTCAATACGGCTGAACCGTAAGGGTAGGAATGGGACGCTGTTTACTTTGAACTTACCTTTTGAACCAGCAATGACTGAACCCATCACCTCTTGGTAGATGTGGAAGAATTCATTCTTTCTGGTAATGTGCGTGTAGACTTCAACAGTCTTTTCGTCACCTTCTAGCTTACCTTGGATGTTAGCAGCTGTTGCCTTATCCAATGCATTAGGTGAAACGTGTTCAATTATGACTATCTCAAGTACATCTCCATTAGGAGCGCGAGATACAACATAACTATCTAAGTGAATTACCCGTGTCTTATCTGAGCCGATATGTAATAGTACGTTACCGCCTACGATAAGATGTTTGATTGCTTCATGTACCGCAACTCTATCACCGGACGCTTCAATCTCACTCATTACAGCCCGTTCATACTCACCTAATTGTTTCTCGACGTTGGTACGAGCCGCTGGGTCTTGAGCCATTTCCTTAAGGGGATATGGTTCTACCATGAAACGGAAGAAGGGGGAGTTGGGGGGCATGAGAGCCAGAGATAATTTGGATGCTAGGTTATTTACACCTCTCGCACCGATACCTTGGTAAGGCGTGTAGAGGTCTGATGACTCACTATGCGCGTCTGGGGGTATCAATGAGGGTATAGTTAACTCTGAGCAATTTCTGGCTCTGTCTAAGAAAGATTGGCGACCAGCTTCAAGTTGGCGATACCGCTCTTGTGCAGTACCCATACTCATTAGCTATCTCACTTGTTGATTTGTAGACCAGTACCCTTACCTAAGTTCTGAGTGGTCGGGTCTAGTTCCACTACGAGTTGGGAAGTTCCCGCAGCCTTGTTCATTATACTACCCTTCTCAGCATACACACCGCTCTCTGGATTTGAGGGGTCATACATGTTTGTGAGTACGGGGTTTTTTGAAGGGGGTGCTGCAGGGGGCGGTGCAGGGTCAGTTTTTGGCGAACCAAAACACATACTTATTCTCCGTCTAATTGTTCTTGAAAGATTGTCCCAAGAAAATCTACTACTGAACGCTGCCCACCTCTCCATACTAGATCGGGATATTGTTCACCTTCTTGAGGGGATTGAATAGGAAACCTACGATTAAGTTCCTCTATTAGTTCTTTTGATACATATGGAAACATAGGGTTAT